CAGACGCTGTGAGTAGTGTTGGTTGGTAATTGGTGATGGGCTGAGTTGTCGTGGGTGTGTAAGATGAGACAGCAGAGCGTTGTTCTAGTTGAGCGCCCCAAAGGTAGATAGAACCAAAACCACTAGCGTTTCTATCTTGAGCAATAAATAAAGTAAATGAAGCCGCAACCGCAGTAAATGTAAAAGATTCTCTAACCCAATTTGCTGTTGGTGTAAATGCTCCGATAGTTCCAGCGCCACCATCATTATCTTGGACGCTATAAACATTAGACCCTGTATTTACTTTTACCCAAAATGATAAGGTATATGTTGCACCAGCTTGTAAACTTACGTATCGGTAGATGCCAGCATATTGACCAGATACTGTTAAAGTATCTGCGGTTGTTGTTCCATCAGGTGCTATTGTAGAATTAGCTGTTACTGTTGCCCCGCTTTTAATCCAATAACCATTATCAAATTCTTGGCTATACAGTACCAAATTCTCCTCAGCCTTAGACACCGTCTTGCCGTCATAGTACCGAGCCTCACTCGCACGAGCGTATGTAATCCGTGGGTCTAACTTCTTAACGTTAGCAAAGTCAAGATTAAGGCTAGGCTGTACATTGCTTATAGCTGTATCGTTCTGTATCGCTGTAATAGTTGCCACATCTAGCGTAGCTACACCACCATTGATTGTGACACTTGAATCATCTTGATAAGCTAATGAGCCAAGGTACTGGTTTAACGGAATCTCGTTCGGTGCTGTGCCGATGTCTGCTTGAGAAACAGAACGGTCTGCGGGGTATGTGCCGAATACGTCTTTAGTACCTGCACCGAAGTTGACTAGTGCTCCGCCATTAGATGATTCTAAAACCTGATTGCGACTCAACGTCGTACCAGAGGCGGTATACGTACCGATACCAACTTCCCAGTCACCTGTAGCTGCGTTAACAATCGTATAGTATGTGGTGTTTCCGTCGCCAATAGCTGAAAAGCCTTGAAAGCCAGAAATCGCACCGTTAAGTGTTAGTGTCCCAGTACCTGTTGTGGCACTAGCTTCGCGTACACGGTCTTTTACAATAAGAGCCATTTTAGTCTATCCCTATGTTGTTCTGCACTAGTCTCCAACCAGCAGATTCCGCTGTATTGATATTTTCCCAGTACCGCCTAGCTACCAGCCCATCCACAGCATGTGACAACTCTATGCACTGCGATTGAACTATTATATTCGTACTTAGCCTATCTGTGCTAGAAACTAAGTCATTAACTGCTAAATTCACTACAATCTGCATAGTGGCTAACTCTGAAACCTGAGCATCATTGACTACTGTGCTAAACACCCTAACTAAAGTGTTAACAGCCTCTGTTGCCACAGCGTTTTCATTTATATATTGCGGGTAAATAATCAGCGTACTTATTGCAATTTCACCAGACATCAGCTCTTGAACTGCAACAGAATACTCTGGCCCACCAAAAATATCTTCAGCAACGCTGGCACGATTCACATTAAAACTAGCTATTGAAGCGGTGTTTGTGAGTGGGTCGTTTATAGTAGATGAATCTATAAAGCTTATATTAGTTATTGTATTAGTTCTGATAACATCAGCAACGCTTATTAAGTTAGTAACTAAGTTTTGTGAGTAGACATTACTAAACACCTCGTCACTAGGCACTTCTCTAGTAAAGTCACCTAATGCGCTGAAGGGTCCTGATGACATAGAACCAGACGAGAACCCACCGCCAATCTGCCTAGTTATAACCGCACGAGCACGTTCAGAAACTGAAGCCCCCAACGACGATAACGGATAAACAGCGTCAGCTACTGTAGCAGTGTCAAACGCACTTATGTTGTAAACACCTGATGGAGCATACGTGTCTGATAACGACATGTTTCCCAGCACTACGCCACCCTGCTGCTTAACTCCAAGCGCAGACTCGGAAACGCTTGCCAAATCAGCCGTACTAGCGGCGTATAAAAAGCCACCAGAGTCAGCAAACGGTAAACCAGAGAAGGGGCTACCAGAGAACATGTATTACGCTTCTACGAGTTCAGCTTCACTAAACCAGCGTTGTTGGGTGACGCCCTTAGCATCACTCCACTCAATCTGGTAGAAGAAATCACCATTCTCATCCATACGCAACGCAGATACAGGTCCTTTTGGGATAACCGCGTCAAGCGTTACAACCTGACCTTTTGTAAATTTAGTAGCCATTATTTACTCCTTACGCAGCGTCAAGACTGAATTGGTATGTAACATTGATAATGTCACCACTTACCACCGAACGATCACCCGGTGATTGGAAATCAGCAGCAGAAAACAGAACACCAGTCGTGCCACCCTTAGTGTTATCGCTAATCAAGAACGCACCACCAACTGTAACTGTTCCAGTAATAGAAAACGGAGCAACTGATAAAGCGTTAGAGATAACTGATGGGTCTGCTGTTGTGGCTGTGCCAAACACGGCTTGTGGGCGTGTAGCTTGGCTGTATGATGTTAACTCTGCCCAACCTGTATGAGAAGCGGCTGTATCACCGGCTGCTGGGTTGTTAGTGGCTGCTGCACCGTATAGACCGATGTACCAAGTAGCTGTGTAGCCTGAGCCTGTGAAGTACTTAGCATTCATATCTTGCAGACCAACGTTTACAACTAGGTTGTGCTTCTCTGCTTCCCACTTAAGTTTACCTTCTTGGTCAAAGCATTGTACTAGAAATGCGCCGCCGCCTTTAACCTGATTACCTGTTTTGCCGCCTGAAGCGACTTGAGACGTAATAGCGTCTACTGGACTTGCGTGTTCGTTGAACATGTAAAACTCCTTATGAAAGCCTAATTATTGACGTGCTTGATGTAGCTGGGGGGAACTGCACGGTGAAAGTTAACGCTGATGTTTTATCAGCACCAAAATCTAAAACACATACTGCTGTACCACCATCTTTGTAGATCAATGCGCCCCTAGCAGTTATAGCACCTGACCAAGATATATCTTCAAAGGAAATAAATGACACACCGTTTAAACTGCTAACCGTTGAGGTAAGTACTGACCCACCTGCTGTGTAACCTGCATCTACCACCTCGCCAGCGGAAGTGTAACCCGTGGTTAAGGCATTTAAACTAGCATTGTTTGTGTATAAAGCTATATTAAATACATTACCGCTAAAATCCACATCACCATTAAGTAACGCAGTTTTAAAGCTGTCGCAAGTGAAGTTTCCAGTGAAGCTCATTTTACAGGGTACCTTGCTTGACCAGTGCGGTATGCATCAGTTCTTTGTTTACCATCGCCTAACTGTCTGAGTAACGTCATCGCTTCGTTATACTTAGACTCATAGTTAGCCACTACGTCGGCTTCTTGTCTTTGGAATATTGAGGCTTCCCGCATAGCGCCATAGAGTAGAACTGAGTCAAAATTGTCACCCAACCAAGTTGTACCTGCTGTAACGATGGATTCAGGGTAGAAAAAGTAGTGCAACTCCACCGTATATGATCCGTTGGGAGTTGGGCCAAGTATAAGAGATAATTCATTCGTTAGCTCCGCAGGGTCGGTATTGGTAGTAGTTGGGCCAAAGATGGCGTAGTACTTAGGTATACCTGTATCCGTTGGTGCGGGATAGGCTTGACGAATGAAGTTAACGTCTTTGTCTAGCAAGTATATATAATCACCAGATGGGTCTACCACTGCAACAGAGTAAACAGATAGGAAGTCTGAAGGCGTAGCAACGTATTTATTATTTGTGTTTGTAACACCCACAACGTTACGGCGTAGATAAGCAATTTGTGTCGAGTTATATATCTTCTGTTCAGCAAGTTTTACAAACGTCGGAATGTTGTCCACGAACAACTGCTCGTCAGACTCCGAGTAATTTTGTATAGCAGCAGATAACTCAGCGTAGTTCATTATGCCATCGGTCCTCGAGCCATTGTGCCCTTAGTCGCTGCGCCTGTACCACGAATTTTAATGCCAGATGTTTTGACATCGTTAGCATCAGGATCGCCCATAGACACGCGAGGGGCTTGTGTACCCTTCATGTTCTTGGCACTAACTGTATTGGGGTCTACTTGCTTTTGCTTTTCCATTATTTACCACCTTGGTTGGCAACACGAGCTAAACCACCGCCCATTTGTTTCATCTGTTCTGATGTCACGCCACCCTTAGCCATCTTCTTAGCACCTTTGTGCATACGAGCTTCATGACCTTTGACAGCCTTATCGGCTACTTTTTTCATTGCTTGTTTCATTTCAAACTCCTATGTGGTTGCAACCGTTACGGTGCCCAGCGTTATTGTTAAGTTTAATGCATTTGGCGTTATACCGCCATCTCTACTGCCACCTACTGGAGCCCAGCCCCATTCAAATATACGACTACCACCCGAAGGGTTACCATCTGAATCTAAACCTGAAACAACATAACTATTATCGGGTCGTGGGTTACGTACGGCTTGGGGGTCATTTACTGGTGTTTCACCTAACAACAACTGAGGCTGATCTGGTTCCCAGCATGTAGGGCATACTAATATACTTGTTATGTTGCGTTTGATTACAAGCGCTTTTAACTGCTTAAGTTTGTACCTGAACCCACAGCGATCACACTGCGATATAGAGTTCTTACCAGATGCAAACCTAGATGACATAAATCACCTACCTGACAATACGTGGTATAAATCTAACAGGAGCTTTTTCTCTATCTTCATCCATAGCTAGCTGCAACTGCTGTTCGTAATCCATCTTTAATGCCATCATGCGATTAGTATCCACACCTGCGATCTTCATGCTCATGTAGTAAGCCAGCCCAGCAACCATGCAGTTAAGAAACCGAAATGGTATATCTTGGGTGCTCGTACCACCACCTACGTCTTGTATACGACGTAACCGCCAATAAACAAACGTGTATTGATCACCGGGGTCGTTTGGTGTAGGCCATACGTGTAT